ATTTTTCCTCGCCTGGCCCACCAAGCAGTTCATACAAAGAGTTTACCTCATTTGTATTTTTATAGTAGGTATCATGGTTTCCTACCATCATGTGAACATCTAGTTTTCTGTCCACAAGGGGTTTAATAAAACGCTCACGAAAATCCTTTGCAATTTTGTATGAAACATACTTGCGTCTGTCCATCACATCGCCAAGGTGGATAACCGTTTTAATGTCGTGTTTATCTATATAAGGGAAGAACTCTTCTTCCCAAAATTTGTAGAAGTAATCATTAAAAGCTAAGTTATCATTGCGAGCACCGAAATGTGTATCAGTAATCAGTGCGATCTTCATTTATCTCTTCACCATCCTCATTATAAAAAAGTTCTAGTCCTTTTGGTTGTGGTTTCTTCTTCTTTGGTTTATATACAGCTTCAGCTGGTAGAAAGTTCTTCTGTAAATAATCAACAAAGACAGACTGATCACCATCACTATCCATGAGAATGTCCACATTCATATTCTCAATAATTTTGTGCCTAACGTGTTGTTGTTTTTTCTCTTTTTGGATTCTACGAATAAATGCGTAGTAAATAATCTGTGTAAAATATGCAAAAGGATTCTTTGACTTCTCTGGATTGAAGTTGTGTGCATATTGCAGACAGTTCTCAATCCCATCAGAAATCATTTCATCTCTGTAGGTATAATTGATAAAATTGGGTCGATAAGATAGGTGATTTGCGATTTTCAAGAAGCATTCACCAATGTAATTAGACACAGGCGGTTGTGGTTCGCCTTCTTCTTCTGCTTCTGCACATCGGGCTTTCCATTCCTTCATTGCTTCTAGGAATTCGGCATTGTTTACATAATGCACACCTGTTTTTCTTTTAGCCATAATAACTCCACTTGTTAATAACACCCATTATACACGAACTGTACAAAATGTCAAGAAGCAAATTTATTTTCAAAAATCTCTTGATTTTCTCTTGACAAGGTGGTATATTCGCTATGCTAGGGTTGAGAATGAATAGATCTTTAATGTACTGTAGTTGAAGGTACATCAAAGTCCTCAAAGAGATCTTCCTCTTCAATCTCCATCAATTCTTCATCTGTGGGAAGTTCCACATCTTCCTCTTCCATTTTCATTTTAGTAACACAATACTCATAGAATTTTGTTAATCCATAGGAAGCTTGTGTAACTACGATAATCTGTGACTTTGGCACATCGTATGTGTCTGTCTCAGAGAAATGTATCCATCTTTGCAAAGACAAAGACTCTTCAAGCGAACCATTCCTAGTCATCTTAGGGTATGCGTTCAGTTTCATAGGTCTGTTAATTTTAATATGTTCTTTTTCATTAGTGTTAATATTACAGATAACCTCTTCACCACTTGAAAGCTTTAGTATCTTTACATTGGTCATTTAAGTTTTATCCTTTTTATTTCATAATCAAACTGCTCTTCATTGTATATATTTATGCGTTCCATAAAATGGTTTATTGTGAAGTTTCGTTTTGACTTGTAGGTGAAGTCGTCTGCAATGTCGTATAGGGTAGCGGAATCTTTACTTTCACTCCTACGCAACCCACGCCCAATACTTTGCAAGGTACGAATTCTGGACTTACTTGGGCTTGCGAACACGATGTTATGGAGATTGCGAATATTGATACCAGTAGAGAACGTACCATAAGACGCAACAATGATTGCATTCTTTTCGTTTTCTGTGATTTCACGAATCTGTTCTCTGGTTTGTGTATCTGTTCCACCAAAGACATAAAACACCTGTCTATCAGTAGCGTTCTTAATTTCAGAATAGAGAACACTCCCATGTTTCTCTACGAATTGAAAAAGAACTAATGTATTACTGTTTAGACTTAATGTCAAGTCTTTAATGAATTTATTTCTTTTTTGGTGTGTAACTATATAATCAATTTCATCTTGATATTTCATATCCTTTACAAGCTTACACTCATCTTCTGGATATGTGAGTACAATGGAACGTATCTTAAATGAAGATAGCGTCTTTTCATCAATCAATTCTTTTGTTGTGACTACTTTATTTAGACTTCCGAAGAGTCCTTCTAGTACTAATCTGTGTGTTTGCATACCATCCAATGTACCTGTCAATCCAAAACGGTACTTGCATAGGTGAAGTTTTGTGAGAATAGATGTAAGGGATTTTGCTTTAAAGAGGTGAGCTTCGTCACCGACAACACAACCAAATTGTTCAAAGTATTTCTTTGGCATCTTGTATAAAGATTGCCATGTGGATATCACCACCCTCTTTGACACAATCTTGTCGTAGCCACTATATACCTTTTGTATATACGCCTCTTGCCATCCATAGTCAATAAAGTCTGAGGACATTTGTTCTACCAAAGATGTTGTGGGAACAAGAATAAGAATCTTATCTGTTGCTTTATCTTCCAAAAGCAACATATAATATCTTACAAGTATGTAGATAATAAGCGACTTGCCTGAAGCAGTAGGACTAAGAAGAAGAGCACGATGTTTTCTAATAGCATACTCCACTGCATTAATTTGATAGTCACGAGGTTTAATGGATTTATCTCTAGAACGGAGTCTAAGCTGTCTAATGAATCCATCAAGTATTTGTCTGTCGATTGATTTTTCATCTTGTAATTCCTCACTTACTGTATAATCTTCTTCATAGTCATCTAGATATTTTGTTAGGTATGGTAACAAACCAGTATATAATTCCCCATTTGATGGAGAAAATAGTCTTATCTTCCCATCCCAAATTCTATTGCGATAGGCAGGCATAAATTTAGCGCCAGGCACTTCAAAGGTAAAGAAGTCTGATAAGGCTCGTGCAGTAGATGGTTCTGTGTGTACTTGAAGAAATACTTCATTCTTCTTTGTAATCTCTGTCACTACAAAGCCCCATCTACGAATTTACGCCACTCAATTGCGTTTTTGATATCCCATCCACGTTGTTGAATTTGTTTTAGAATACGTTCACACGAATCCATACACATTGCATAATATTCTACTTTCTGTTTTGCCTTGATAAGGTCTTCATCAGAATCTAGATAGATATGCAAGTCTGCTTTGAGAACTTTGTGGTCGAAGGGAGTGTCACGATAGACTTGGGGTTCTGCTTTACCAGTATAGTATTCCCACTTCTTACGCTTGAGAACATTATAAGTTCCCTCATTCATAAGCTTGAGTTGTCTAAAGTTATTGTAGATGTTTAGATATTTTTGATGTAGAGATGCAGACTTGAGAGACTCATCTGCGAGTTCCAAGTCATCCATTTTCAAGTCTTTTTCGGCTAATGCCTGTAATTCATCAAGTGTCATTATTTTTCACATCCTAATAATAAAGTTGAGCAGAGATTGGTTGGAACTTGCAGTTCTAGATTTTCTCACAGAGGAGACTCAAACAAATATTGTTCAAGTTCACCTTATCTGCTCAATGATATTTATAAAACTTCAAACTCGTACAAATCATAATTCATTGTAACTGTTGCAGTAAGTTGTTCTGTATCTGTACCTTGAGTTCCAAATTGCAAACCAGAAAGTGATGTAGGATACAAAGCTTTGAAGTTAATCCTAAGTGTGGGATTATTCTTATTTGTAAGTATGGTGAGTGTACCATCTGAAACTAAGTTAGAAGGATTTACTGTAGCAGCACCAACTCTTCTAGATTGTGGTGGGGAAGAGCCAGGCTTGAAATCTGCAGCTGCATTTACAGCATTTGCAAATTGTTCAGTGTCATGTGGAAAACCAATACCTGTCATCCAATCATGGATTTCACGGTAGTTTTGTAAACCTTCACTCACATTGAATGTAAGTTCCATTGGACTGTACTCTAAGGTATCTCCCATAAATGGCATTGCCTTAAATCTACTATTCATAATTGCATCACCAGAGAATGCAATGCCTGGCAAGTTCACTGCTGTAGTAAAATACACAGTGTTTGGTATTTTCAATAATTGAAACCTAAATTGACTTGAGTTTGCAAAGTCAAGTGTATCAGGTTGTCTTTGTAGTGGATTAAATGTTACCATTTCGTTCTTCCTTTATAGTATTTATAAAGAAAAAAGGGGGAGCAATTGCTCCCCCTCAAGTTTCGGTTGTTTCCAACTCTTCTTATTACATGATGTTCGTAACTTGAACTTTTCTGTAGTAAGTGTTTGTATTGGCGTTAAGAGCACCAAGAGCAGCAGTTGTACCTTCTGCAAATGGGTTAGCAGTAAGACCGTAACGTGTCTTAAATCCAATTTTTGGCTGGAATGTGTTCTCACCAACCGCACGAACCATCTGTAGTGGAACGTATGGGCAGTAGAAGATACCAGCGTCATAAGGTGATGTACCCTTATAACCAACAACGTAGAACTGCTTGTCAGCAGAGTTCGCTG